CAACGCACCGCGCACGAGACGCAGTCCGAATACGACAGGAGGTCCAAGGACTTCGCCATCAATCAATTCACCGATTTCGTCAGGGAGGCCAAAATCCCCGACGAAAAAGCCCTCACCGAAACCCTCACCCGCATGCGCGCTTATGGCCGCAAGGAAGGGTTCGGCGAGGGCGAACTCGCCCAAACCTACGACAAACGCATGTTGAAGGTTTTGAACAAGGCGAGCTTGTGGGATGAGTTGCAGGCTAACCAAAAGCCGAAAGCGCTCATTCCTGGAAAAGGCAAAACGTTGACACCCGGAGTTGCTACGCCCGTTGGGAATGTGACGCGCCGACATATCGACGAAGCCCAGAACAAATTGGCTAAATCGGGACGCATTGATGATGCGGCCCAAGTCATGGCTAGGCTTATTCGATGAGGTTACTCACATGGCAAAGGTTACGAACGCCTTTACGACTTACCAAGCGGTCGGCAATAGGGAAGATTTATCAAACGCCATCTATAACATTGACCCATTCGACACGCCGGTTATGTCGGCTATTCGAAGGCGCAATGTAAAGAACAGGATTTTCGACTGGCAAACTGAGAATTTGCCGATCGTCAACCCGAACAACGCGCAGCAGGAAGGTTTCGTCCTGGCCAATGCGCCGGCGCAGCCGACCATTCGCCAGAACAACGTCACGCAAATCTCAGAGCGCGACGCGACCGTGTCGGGCACGCAAGAGGAGAGCGACGCCGCCGGCAAGGGCTCGGAAATGGCCCACCAAATGGCGCTCGCCTCCAAGGTCCTCAAGTCGGACATGGAAACCATCTTATGCGGCCGCCAGCCGCGCAACGACGGCAACGACACCGGCCCGACCGCGCGCACGACCGAGGCGTTCTCCCATTGGCTTGCGAGAGCAAAGGACAAAACTGGCGCGGCCAACGCGGCGATCGCGCCCGGCACAGTCACCGCCGGCGTTCCGGTCCTGGCGACCGACCCGTTCGCCGCCGTCGCCGGCGGCTCGCAAGTGTCGATTACCGAGGCGATGCTCGGCGATGCGATGCAACAGGCCTACACCAACGGCGCGAGCCCGACGTTGTGGATCGTGCCGCCAGGCCCGAAGCGGACGATTTCGACGTTCGTCGGCCGGTCGACCACGCAAGTCCTCGTCGGCAAGACGGAAGTCGTGTCGACGATCGACGTGATCGCGACCGACTTCGGCCGCATCAAGGTCGCGCCCTCGCGTTGGGTCCCGACCGACGTCGGCTTGCTCATCGATCCTGACTATGCGGCGGTCGCGTTCTTCCGCGCCTTCCGTCAATTCTTGATGGCGCGAACCGGCGACGCCGAAACCCGCATGATCGTGGTCGAGTGGGGCCTCGAGATGCGCAATTCCGTCGCGCACATGCTGTTTAACGGCATCAAGAAATAACAAAAAAGGGGCGGCTCGCAAGCCGCCCCAACCCTTCGCTCTTCCCGCTCAAAGGAGAACCGAAGGGAGCATAGCATGCAGCGCGCCTTTGTCTACGAAGAGCGAAACGGCGTGCGGCGCACTCTCATCGCCGACGACGAGCGGCCCGATCAATTCGTCGTCAAGACAAGCCAAGACCTCGAGCCGATCCTCGACAGCATCGCGCGCGATCGCGAGCTCATGGCCAACGACGGCGACAACGTCGTCCTCGGCCGCGTTCCGGTCGAAGTCTACGAGCGCGCCGTCCATCAACAATGGGACGAAGGCGACTGGCGGAAATGGTGGAACGGCGAGGGCCGCGCCTTTCGGATTTGGAAACCGTGGGCGAACGTATGAGCGCGACCCTCACGCCGGCCGAATGGCGCGCGGTCCTCGTCAAGATCGCGCCGCACGGCAAGCCTTGGATCTTGGACGGTTTCGCCGACGCGTTGCCGCGCCTATGCGAGAAGTACGAAATCAACACCAAGGATCGCCAGGCGCATTTCATCGCCCAATGCGCGCACGAGTGCGACCACTTCAAGACGACGCAGGAATACGCGAGCGGCGCGGCCTATAACGGGCGCAAAGACCTCGGCAATACTCAGCCAGGCGACGGGCCCCGCTTCAAGGGGCGCGGCCTCATCCAACTCACCGGCCGCGCCAACTACACCAACGCGGCGCGGGAGCTCAACGACCCGCTGATCGTGGCGACGCCCGAGATCGTCGAGCGCTTCCCGCTCGCCGCCGACGTGTCGGCCTGGTTTTGGCATACCCACAAGCTCAACCAGCACGCCGATCGCGACGACGTGCGCGCCGTCACGAAGATCATCAACGGCGGCTATAACGGCCTCGACAGTCGCGTCGCCTACTTGGCCGCAACCAAGAAGGCGCTCAGTTGATGGCCGCGAGCGACCTCGGCATCCCGCCGCCAACGCCTAAGATCATGGATTACCCGGCCTCGATCGGCCTGGTCATCGCGGTCGTTTTGGTGACGGTCCTTCTCGTTGTCGTGAGCCGCTTCGACGCGACCGGCGGCACGCTGACCATTTCGCTCCTCGTCGTGCTCAGCTTCCTCGCCCTGGTCATCTTCTGCGCCTTTTTCACGGTGCCGACCGACGAAATCACCTCGGGCGCGATCGGCGGCCTGGTCGCGGCGTTCGGCGCCGTCGTCGCCTTCTGGCTCGGCCGCACGAACCGAAAGGACCCGCCGCCATGATTGGCCTTCTCGTCACCCTCATCGTCTATGCGCTCGTCCTCGGGCTCCTCTATTGGCTCGTCGACTATTTGCTCGGCGTCTTTCCGCTGCCCGATCCGATCGGCCGCATCATCCGCGCCGCCGTGATCGTCATCATCGTCCTTATTCTCGTCGGCCTTTTGCTCAGCTTCACCGGCGCTGACTACGGCTTGCCACGCTTGCGGTGGCAGTGAATGACCGACTTCTCGGATTTCAAAGCCACGATCGCCGAATGGGCCAATCGCCAGGATTGGACGGACGCGCTCGTCACCTCGTTCGTCCGCATGGCCGAACAGAAGTTAAACGCCGAGCTCCGCGTCGACCGGATGATCAGTTTCGCCGAGAACGTCATCACCTGCCGTTGCGCCGATCTGCCCGACGATTGGCTGCAAATGGACCTCGTCAAGATCGCCAACACCAATGGGGCCGACGGCTATCTGCCGATCCGCTACCTGGCGCGCGACGAGTTTTTCAACCTCCCCGACAAGTACACCGTGCGCTATTACACGATCGAAGGCCGCACAATTACGTTCGGCGGACCGCCCGACACGATCGAAGGCCGCGATTTCATGATCGCCTATTATGGCGAAGTCCCCGTGCTGTCCGACACGCAACAAAGCTGGGTCTACACCAAATATCCGAACCTCTATCTCAACGCGGCGCTTATGCATTCGGGGATGCACGCGGTTGGCGAGGAAGGGTCGGCCGCCAATTTCAAGCAACTGACCGAGGATGAAATCCAAAAGCTCAACGCGCTGCATTTGCGCGCCAAGGCCTCGGGCTCCCGCGTCACCCGCACTCGCGTTCGGAGCTTCGGATAATGGCCAACGGCGTCCCTCCCGCCAACACCTGGACCTCGGTCGCCGGTTGCTCGGGCGGGCCGGATAGTCCGTCGATCGCTTACAGCATCCTCATCACCGGCGTCCCGGCGACGATCGGCTCGGTCAATAACGGCCTCTACGCCTGGTCGATCACGCTCAACGACGGCGGGACGCCGCCGAACTTCTCAATCGATCGCTACGACCCAAGCGGCAATTTACTCGATCATCCGGTCGTTATCTCGGGGGTCGATGGCAGTGTGCTCCTTGCTCAAGACCCGATCGCTCCGCTCGGCGCCGCGACCAAGCAATATGTCGACGCCCACACGAGCGGCGCCGTGCCGGAAGCGCCGATCGACGGCGCGAGCTACGTGCGCAACAACGGCTCGTGGTTCCCGATGGGCGGGCCTTATCTGCCGCTGGTCGGCGGAACGATCACCGGGGCGCTTAATCTCTCATCCGCCGCCGTTCTCACCGTCAACGGCTCGAACAGCCTCGTTTTGAACGGCCCTCCTGGCGCGCAGCGCTCCGTGCTGGGCATGACCGCCAATCAAGCCCGTTGGGTGCTGATGCTCGGCGACGGGACGTTGGAGACAGGCGGCAACACCGGTTCGAACCTGACCCTGATGGCCTATGGCGGGACAGGCACGTACATCTCCACGCCGCTGGCCATCAACCGCGCGAGCGGCGTCGTCACCTTCGGCGTCATGCCGTCGATCCCCGGCGGCGCGTCGGGGCAGGTGTTGAGCACCAATGGCGCGGGCGGCCTATCCTGGGTCACCGGCGGCGGCGGCGGCGGCGGGGGCGTCCCCGAAGCGCCGACCGACGGCCAGCTCTACGGGCGCGAGAACGCGACGTGGGTGGTGGTGCCTTCGGGTGGCGGCGGCGGCATTGCCGACGCGCCGAGCGACGGCTCGGCCTATGCGCGCAAGAACGCCGCCTGGTCGCACCTGACCCATGTCGACATCCTCGATTGGGACGCGACGCTCGGGGCTTATGCGACCAACGCGGACCTCGCCAATTACGCCCTGATTTCGAGCGTCCCGGTTGCCTCGGCCACGCCGCCGTTGATGAACGGGACGGTCAACACCGGATCGAGCGCGGCTTTCTCGCGCGGCGACCACGTTCACCCGGTCGACACGTCGCGCTATGCCGCCTCCAATCCGAGCGGCTACCAGACGGCGGGGCAAGTCACGACCACCGTCAACGCCGCGCTCGTTCCCTATGCGCTGTCGTCGAGCCTTCCGGCCGCCTCGAATGCGTTGCCGATCATTGACGGGACGGCGGCGGCGGGCACGGCGACAACGTATGCGCGCGCCGACCACGTCCATCCAGCGGCCGTTGTTCCGGCGGGCGGCGACACGCGGGACGCTGAGTTTTTCGGCGACGGGTCGGACGGCGCGGCGGCCATCACCACGGCGGTCACGCTGACCCGCGACATGTACTATTCGAACCTGACGGTCAGTGGCGCGGGTTCTCTCAACACGGCTGGTTATCGCGTTTTCGTTTCCGGCGTGCTCGACATTTCAGCAGCAGCGGCGGGGGCGCTGATCGGAGCGGCGATAACCGCAGCACTCCCGCCATCAACGAGTGTGGGCGGTGTCGGCGGCATTGCGACAGTAGCAGCGCGTTCATACAGTCAGAGCGTCAGCGCTAGCAACGGCGGCAATGGAACGTCCGGCAACAACGGCGGCAATGGCCAGGCTTTGCAGTCGATCGCCGGCGCGTACTGGCTTGGCGGGATCGGCGGGATCGGCGGCGGCGGCGGGCTTCCTAGTTCCGGGCAGAATACTGCCGGCGCTGGCGGCGTCATAAGCCTGCCGAATTTTCCTCAATGGCGCATTCGTGTTTTAACAACTGTGCTTTACCCGCCTTTTAATGGCGCATCATCTCTGGTCGCGTTTACTTGCGGAACGGGAGGCAGCGGGGGCGGCGCCGGAGGCAGCGCCTCTGGCTTGAGCGGCGCAGGCGGCGGCGGCGGTTCCGCTGGGCCAAATCTCTACCTCTACGCCCGCACGATCAATCGGGGTCCGTCAACCGGGATCGGCGCGCTTTCAGCGGCAGGCGGCCCCGGCGCCGTCGGCGGCAATGGCGCCGTGGGCGCCAATTCTGGCGGTGGTGGCGGCGGCGGCGGCGGCGCCGGCGGTCTGCTTTATCTCGTCTACCGTTTCCTGACCGGCGCGAGCGCGCCTAGCGCGCTCAATGCTTCGGGCGGCCC